CATGTCCATCTCTTGTTGCTTGATGGCACGCTTCGCCTGCGACGCGAGTTCCTCGTTGGCCACGTCCTGTTGACGGAACTGCTCGATGATCGCGTAGTAGTTGGAGAACTGCTCGATCTGCGCATCGAACGCGGCCTGCGTCTCGTTCAACGTACCGCCCAGCAAGCTGTTCAGTACGTTGAACTTGTCGCCGCTGGTCAGTTCCTTCAGCTGCTCCATTGCCGCCAGGGTGTCACCGGCGTCGCGCATCTGCATCTTCGACGAGCCTTGCTCGATCGAGTCACGCGCGCGGGAGATACGGTCGAGCTCCTGCTCAACCACCAGCTTGGCGCGCAGCGCGTCGGTTTCCTGCTTGGTCAACTCGACTCCGTCACGCTGCAGGTCCTGGATCATGCGACGCAGCTGGCCTTCGATGTTTGCCTGGTCGGCGCTCATCTTGAGCAAGTCGATGTTCTCGTCCAGCGCGCGGTTCAGCGCGGCCAGCGGGTCGAGCTGATCACGCATCTGGAACTGGAGCTGCTCATAGACCTTCGTGGCCTCCTGCTGCTCGATCAGGCCAGCGGCGACGGAGCGGTTCAGGATGTCCTGAGCCTCGGCCAGACGGCGCTTCGCCGCGCCTACCGGGTCGGCGGCGTCTCGCACGTTGTCTAGGGCGTTCTTCAGGCGCTCCAGCTCCTTGGCAGCCTTCTTCGCAGCTTCCTCGTCGACCGGCGGCTTGACGGTGTTCGTGCCACCGGCGTTCAACCCGCCTTCCTTACCCTGGTTGGCGAGCCGCTCCTTGCCGATCTCCTGCGCACGCGCGATGAACTGATCGAGGTACGACTCGAGGCCACCGCGCGACTGCGATAGGATCTCCGCCTCGAACGCTGAGCTGAACGCGTCGCCAGCGTTGGCCGCTGCCGCCTTGTAGCCGTCGAGGTTGGAACTGAGCGCGGCCTTGATCTTGCCGGCGTCCAGTTCCTTGATGCCCTCGATCGCGTTGCCCAGTTGCTTGAAGTTGTTCAGCCACGCGCCGACGAAGTTCATGATCACGGCGTGGACGCCGGCCATGACACCACGGATCGTGCCGCCGATCATGTCGAACACCTGCACGACGACGCGCACCAGCTTCAGCCACATGGACTCGTTCTGGTGCTGGTAGCCGAGCGCGTGGTCGACGAGTTCGCTGAAGGTGCCGGCGCTGGTGTTGGTCAACCACCCGAAGAATTGCGCAGCCAGGTCGGCCACCGCCTTGATCGCCGGACCTACGCTCTCCCAGGCGGCGCGCATGAGGTCGCCCAGGGTCGTCGTGTCATCGATGCCGAGCTTGATCTCGTCACGCAGCAGGTACAGCGTCGTGAGCAACCCAACGAGGATCGTCGCCAACGCGGTCCACGGGTTCGCCATCATGACGGTGTACAGCGTCTTGAGCGAGGCGATGAAGTTCTTGATCGGCGTCACGCTGAAGGCGACCGCGATCGCCGCGCCCAGACCGGCCAGGATCGGAATGATGATGTTCAGGTTGTTGGCGAGCGTGATGATCAGTTCGCTCAACTTGGCGGTGATGCCAGTCGACTCGTTCAGCTGACCGACGAAGATCAGGAAGTTGTTCTTCAGCACGGTAAACGACTGCGACAAGGTCGGCACGGTGGTGCCGAAGTCCTTTTCCAGTTGGTCGCCGGCCTTGGCGAACGCGTCGATGATGGCCTGCGCGCTGATCTTGCCTTCGGCGCCGAGCTTGCGGATCTCTCCGATGGAATGACCCATGCCTTCCGCGATGATTTGCGCGACCTTCGGGAAGTTCTCGAGCACCGAGTTGAGTTCGTCACCGCGTAGCGTGCCAGACGCCAGACCCTGCGACAGCTGACGCAGACCGCCGGCAGCTTCCTGCGCGGTCGCACCGGACAAGACGATGGCCTGGTTCAGCTGCTTGGTGAAGTTCAGCATCTGCTGCTGCGAGAGGCCGAGTTCCTTCGTGGTGCTGGCCAGGCGCGCGTACAACTCACCGGTGGCGGTGAAGTCCGAGCGCGTCGCGTTCGCGATTCCTTGCAGCTCCTTGGTGACGCGGCTGAGGTTCTCAGTGCCGGTGGTTACCAGGCGCAGGCGGTTCTGCAGGTTGGTGTACTCATCGGCCAGACGGCCGAGCTGGACAACGGCGGCACCGGTGACGACGGTCGCGATCAGACCCTTCAACCGGTCAAGCGGACCTGCCGCGCGATCGGCCGCGCCACCGATGCCGTCGATGTTCCGAGTGACGACACGGCTGCCGTCCTCGCGAATCTGAATGTTGATGACTTCAGTGGTCACGGGTTCACCTGATGTCGACGATGCGAGCCTGGCGGATGGCGCTGACCGCCAACAGGATCGCAGTGTTCACGAAGTTGCGTGGAGCCTGTTTCGACGACCCGTCGTTCAGGTACTTGATGTAGACCAGTGAGTTCGTGATGTGCACCGTTGGTGAGCGATTACCTCCGCGGTAACGGTTGGCCACGTCCTCACCAGCCGCCAGCGCGCTGCGCAGACCTGCGCCAGGGCTGGAAGGTTCTGGGGTGGTTTCGGTGATCATGGTGCCGATACTGGGACGCCAGTTGGCACGCGCGCGTCCGGTGTCAACCGGAGTGGCGAGGACGACGGCCTGGTCGACCGCGAGGATCACCTTCTTGACCAGACCGTCGGTGTTCTTCGATACCTTTGCTGCTCGAGTCCTGATGCGCCGGGAAAACGTCTTCAAGTCGCTCATCGCCGTGACCTCTTGGTGGGTTGAGGCTTAGGGGCGTGCGCGGCGAGTTGTTGCTTGTGCTTCTTCGCCAACCAGTCCAAGTACAACTTGTCCAGGTGTTCGACGTGATAGAAGACGTCCTCGCGTTGTTCCCCGGTAACACCGTTAGCTTCGCAGTACAGATGAATCGCGTGCCACGGAATGGGTCCTGGTGACATGTACCCGAGTGATCTGCTCGACGTCAAATCCATGAACGCCATGTAGAACAACTCGGAGCCTAGCATCAAGTCCGGCGCATTTTGGATCGCATCAGGAAGCGGACGCCGCTCCCTGATGCATTGCTCGATGATTCTCTGTTCGGTTGGTCCCTGCTCCAGTCCGTAGATCAGGAACGCGGCGAGTTTCCCTGCTCCGCCTCGCGCAGTTCGGCGCGGTACAACGCCGACTTCTGCGACTGCTGCTGGATGTCGATGAACAGGTCGGGGAGGTCGGTCAGGACCTTCACCACGTTGTCGCGGTTGTACTCCAGCGGCGAACCTTCGCGATCCTCGACACCTTCCCAGCCCAGGATCACGGCGTCTGCGTACGCCTCGACCAGGAGCTTCTCCGCGACCTTGTTGTCCATGGTGTCGTTGGCGATGGCCCGCTTGTAGGGCTTCATCTTCTGCTCGAGCACCTTGGCGAACTTGGTGTTCGCGCCACCGGCGCGAGCGATGCGGATCTGGATGGGTTGGTTCTTCGAGTTGAACCCGTAGTCGAGCACGATACCATCGCGCTCCAGGCTCTTGTCGGTTTCGAAGGTGTTGTACAGGCTCATGAGGAGACTCTCCTGGTGGTTGGTCTTACAGCGAGGCGGCGTTCGGCAGGTACGGGAAGAACTGCCACAGCAGCGTATGCCCGAACTTGCTCTCGGCCGCGTTGGTTTCCAGCGGGATGGTGATGGGCTGATCCTGCTCGACGTTGAGGCGACCGTTGCCCAGCGCCAGCAGAGGCACGTCGTACAGCACGCCCTGGTTGTTCTTCACCATGATCACGTCGACCGTCACGTCGGCGTTGTTGCGCACGGCTTGCACCGACTCGGCGCTGGCGAAGTACGCGGTGAACGAACCGCCGACCTCGAACGTGCCCGCGCTCAGGTCGAACGCGCCCAGCACGCCGACGGCCTTGTTGGCGCTGACGTTGTTGTTGATGGTCAGGGTCAGGTCGCTCGCGAAGGCGAACAGCGGCATGATTGCCGCGTCATCACCGACGACAGCCATCTTGATGCGCGCGAAGTCGTTGGAGGTGTTGAACGCGTCACCCTCGACCACGCCCACGCGGTTACCAGGCTTGACGCCGGTCAGTCCGTTGCGGGCCTGGTGGTCGCACGCGACGAAAGTCATGTCCACGGTGACCT